TGCTGATGCAACCATGGCTGTAATATGCGGGCTAACTAGTAAAGCCTTGACTATGATACAGCGAGTAGGTAGGATTATCAGGTATCAAGAAGATAAACGTGGTAAGATTATTTGTTTGTATGTAAAGGATAGTCAGGAAGAAAAATGGCTTCGCAGTAGTGTTAAAAAATTGAATAATGTTACCTGGTTATCTTGATAATCAGGGACATTTTTCGTAAATTTACAAGCTTATGCAAGTGGAGATTGACATAAATTTATTGATAGAAAATGAGATTAGTGCAGATGATTATCTAGCACTCTATGCTGTATACAGAGGCGGGTTCAAAACCTTGGCAAAGCTGAAGCTATCACCTAATTGGGAAATGCTACAGTCAAAAGGATTTGTGAAGCTAGGTGCAACAGTTGAAGAGCACGTCATTAGACAAGAGTTTATTGATTTGTTTTCTTCAGACTTTGACCAGATGTTTGCAGAACTAATCAGTACATATCCTATGAAGGTATCTACTGGTAGAGGCTATAGGGTATTACGTGCAGCTGATCCATTATGTAAGTCTAATGCAAAAGCTAGAGCAAAGTACAGTGCAATTGTCGGTAACAAAAGATTCAAACATGAGAAGATTATGGGACTATTGAAGACCCAACTCAAAGTTGAACGCGACAGATTGGAGTATATGCAAAAGCTAGAGACTTGGCTCAATAATTATACATGGGAAAAATACATTAATATAGACGAGAATGCAGAACAATCAGAAAACCGAATCACACGGCAACTCTGATGTATTCCAGACTAGAGGATTTCAAAGAATAGATAGGGCTGTTAACCAGTCCATAGCAATTGTAAAGCAAGCCAAACTTGGTAAGCGCAATGTGCTAGCTACGTCTTGGAAAAGACTAAACAAGAATCTTCTAGGCGGACTACAAAAGGGTAAGATGTACGTGATTGCTGGACGTCCCGGTGTGGGTAAGTCAGCATTTAGTAACCAACTTATCTTTGATGTACTAGATACAAACAGAGATAAGAAGATTATAGTTCTATACTGGACCTTCGAGATGCCTGGCTATCAGCAAGTGATGCGTTCAGCTTCTAAGGATGTAAAGAAACAGATGTCAGATCTATTATCAGTGGAGTCACCGCTGTCAGATATTGATTTCAAAAGCTATGCATCCAAAGTACAAAAGTATGGTAACTATCCCATATACTTCAATAACATACCTCGTACAATGGAGTATATTATGAACACAAACGAGGAACTATTTAATCAACATCCAGAGCACACAGTAATTAACCTGTTCGATCACTCACGTTTAATACGTGGTAATGAAGAGACAGAATTACGCAGACTGAATACAATATCCAAGGGTTGTATGTGGATGCAGTCTAAACTTGGAGTTATTAACGTTTTATTATCTCAGCTTAATCGTAACATAGAACAAGAACATCGTGCTAAGAATCAATACCAGCCACTACTAACAGATTTGTTTGGGGGTGACTCTATTGGTCAAGATGCGCATGTAGTTATGATTCTTAATCGTCCCTATGACCTGTATGGTATTACAGAAACATACTGCGGCGAGAATCCAGAAGGCCTGCTTGCATGTCACATGGAAAAGAATCGTGACGGCTTGCTTGGTATGATTGGGTATGAAGCAGATATGAGTACATTCACTATTAAAGAAAGAATCAAATGATTACACTACCGAAAAAGAAGGTTAAGGCGTCCCGCAAATCGCCTAAGAATATGGTAATCTATGGTCCACCAAAGATTGGTAAGACTACAGCATTATCACAACTAGATGATTGCTTGATCATCGACTTAGAAGATGGTTCAGATATGGTTGATGCACTGAAGGTGCAAGTTGGAAGCCTAGCTGAACTAGCTGAAGTTGGTAAAGCAATTATGAAAGAGGGTAAGCCCTACAAGTACATTGCTATTGACACTATCACTAAGCTTGAAGAGTGGTGTGAAGAAGAAGCAAAGAAGATATACACAGCTACACCTATGGGTAAGAACTTTGAACAAAAGAATCCAGGTGCATCTGTACTTTCTTTGCCTAACGGTGCAGGCTATCTGTACTTACGTATTGCATACAAGAAATGGATAGATAGATTGAACAAGCTAGCAGATCACATTATACTAGTTGGTCACCTAAAAGACAAGATGCTTGAAAAGAAAGGCAAAGAAGTTGCAACTAAAGATCTTGATTTGACTGGTAAGATTAAGTCTATCACATGCGCAAACGCAGATGCTATTGGTTATATCTACAGAGAAGATGAACAAACTATGATTTCGTTCAACTCTATGGATGATGTGACTGCAGGCTCACGTTGCGATCACTTGAAAGGTGAGACCATGCCTTTACAATGGTCAAGTATATTTATAGATTAACCGCGTAAAATTAAAAAATCATGATTGAAGCACGCACAAACAATCCTGGCGAGGCAACGCAGAAAAACAAAACACCAAACACTATTACAGTATCTATGATTCTGGAAGACTTGGATAACGGTATTGACCGTACAGGTATTCAGGAGAAGTATGGTCTTGAGAAGTGGGAAGTAACACAGATGTTTCAGCACCCAACATTGAAGGGTAAGAAAGCTAGAAAGATCCGTAAGTTATCTTTCAACTTTGTAGATGATACAGCTGTTGATCCTAATCAGACTAGTATTCCTGTAGAATCTACAGGGGGATACGTAGCGGATTCCAATACTAATGTAAAAGCTAGTCCAGATGTTGATGTACATACAGAAGCATCTATGATTGTAGAAGCTACACCTGAGTTACAAGATCCTTTTATAGGTGAATATGGTGATGGTGATGAAGATGAATTTTAATTATTAAACTAGTTTATTTATGGCAATTAAAAGTAATGACAGTAATGTCGAAGTTGCAGGCGGAAGTGGAATAAAGCTTTATTCTGGGCTTGGTAACTTCAAAGTAATCGCAGTGAATCCTACAATGGCTGAGCTGCACGACTTGGGTATCATGGTAAAACAAGATCCAAATTATTATGCAGACCTAAATGGTACTGAGTATTTCAAGCTTACATTCTGGGTTAAGAATGATGACCTTACTACAAGGTTTGACATCTTGATGAATGGATCTGAGCGTGTGTCACAGAATGGTAAGAACCAGTGGATTAATTCTGTTGGTCAAGCTACCTGGTCAGACGGTGAGCCTACTTACGAATGGTTCAAGAAAGAAGGTTTGCGTAAAGCATTGACAGGTGAAGAGACCTTGGTTAACTTTACTAAAGCATGGGCTAACGTTGCTAATGGTGACGAAGTATCATACGATAGTATAGCTAAGATTGTTAAAGGTGACATCACTGAAGTGAAAGCTTTGGTAAAGTTACTTGAAGACAATGAGGTTAGATTGCTAGTCGGTGTTAAAGATGGTAAGTATCAATCTGTGTACACTAAAGTCTTTGGACGTGTTAGACCACAGAGAGATGACATCTTTGTTAAGAATCTAAATGATGACTACGGTGCATTCAACGCTGAGTTTGATACTACGCTTGCATGGGGTGTGTTTACTCCTGAGCTAGCTGTAGTTACTCCAGACGCTGAAGATGCTACAGTATCAGAAGATGATGACTGGGTGTAACATCGTAGTCATATGGCCATCATAATTAATGGGGAGTGTAAAAGCTCCCCATTTTTTATTAAATTCGCAAGCTTATGATTAAAAGTAGAAACAGTGAAGATCACCTATCTAAAGAAAAGATTCTTGATAGGATTAGAGAGATTGACATCTTCAGTTATTACTGTTCTTCTTTCAAAGGTTTTGGGCAGAAGTTCTGTAGTGAGCTACGTAAAGACACTAGACCTTCAGCCTCTATCATTCAATGGCATGACAGACTTTTGTATAAAGACTTTGGTCATCCGGATCACACATTTGATTGCTTCAGCTATGTAATGCAGTTGTTTAACTGTGAGTTTTACTCTGCCTTACGTATTATTGATAATGACTTTGGTCTTAATCTTGCATCTCACAAAACTGAGATGGATTTTACAAGAGGCTATTTAGGTTATCGTTCTAGTATAAAGAATGCTCCTAAGAAAGTTGTAGTTATTAAGAAGAAATCTAGGCCCTGGATGAAGAAAGATGCAGATTTTTGGTCTCAGTACTTGATTAGTAAAAAAACTTTAATTAAATTTGGCGTTTGCCCTATCTCACACTACTGGATTAATGACAGTAGATTTACATGCAAGTTAAGCTATGCATACAAGTTGGGTAACAAATACAAAATCTACTCACCTAATGATGAGGTAAAGTGGATGAGTAACACTAACGCTAAACAAATTCAAGGATATGATCAACTACCTAAAGAAGGAAATCTCTGTATTATCGCATCAAGTCTCAAAGATGTTATGTGCCTTTTCGAGATGGGTATCCCCGCTGTCGCCATGCAATCAGAAATGCAATTGCCACTGCGCAAAACCATCGAAGAGCTCAAAGAAAGGTTCAAAAAAGTAGCAGTATTTTATGATAATGACTTTACCAATCCTAACAACCCTGGTCAGACCATGGCTCAAAAGATTTGTAAAGAATATTATCCTATTAAAAACATACTTATACCGGACGAGTATGGATTGAAAGATCCATCAGACTACATTGCACACTTTAAACACAAAGAAGGATTACAAACATTGATAGACATACAATTGTGAAACGACGCACACGAAAACCAAAAAACAAAAAAGTAAGAAACGCTACTACTAAAGTATACAAAGGAATTAAGTTCAGGTCCAAGCTTGAACTTTTTACGTATAAGAAGTTAGAGGAAGCAGAGATCAAAACTCTGTATGAAAAAAAGAAGTATGTCTTACAAGAAGGTTTTCACTATACAGCTGAGTGTCACGAACCACACAAAACAAAAGGGTATGTTAACAATGAGTACAAGGTTAGAGATATTACATATACTCCTGATTTTGTAGATCCTAATGGTAAGTGGATTATAGAAGTAAAAGGCTATGCCAAT